GGGGGCGCGCGCAGCGGACGGACGGGGGGGGGGGGCGGCGGTTTTATGGGTGGAATTTACCCAAAAATAAAAAAAAGGAGGTTACCATAGGATGGAAGAAAAGAACATTGAAAGACTATACAAGCTGTTAGAGTGTGCGGAGCGAGAGAAAGACACGGAGACAGCCGCAGTTTTGCGATGGGCAATTTTTGAACTGGAAAACAGATAAAAGACGGCTTGCAACCGTCTTTTTGTCGTGTTCCGTTGGATCTGCTGCCGTCTGGCGGTCTATTTGTGTTACTCTTCCACCGGATCCGGTCAGATCCTGCGCCCAGATATATTGACGGCTTGCGCTGTCTTGGTGTACAATCAAATATTACAAGGGGATTATACAAAATGCGAAAATTGGGAATCGGTCATGTATACGATATCATGGAGAGCGTAGCGGATGCCGGGGAGCGGCTGGAAACCGTTATACGGGTGGAGACTGCCGCCGGTGGTATGTCTCCGGAATCTGCGGAGCTGTTGCGGTCTGCGTATGATTCCATGCTTTCTGCAGTCGGAGACCTTGCGAAAGCTGCGACACGGTGACCGGGTGACAGGTTCAGGACTCGCACTGCAGAAGTGCGCAGATGTTCCACACCTTGAATCGGTCTGAAAAAATCTGCGAAAAAACTCTGAAAACGGATTTTTCAGCTTGAAAAGTGCTACCCAGGGGGGATTAAAAATTTTTTTATTATATTTTGACGAAAAATTTTTCTTTCAAAAACCTCTGAAAGCGAGATTTTCGGTTGAAAATGCAGACCTACGGGGGTATCAAAAGAAACACATTAAATTTTTTTCAATACTTCACATCTATTTATCGACAGAATATCACAAATGTGTTAAAATTTTATAAAATTCAAAATGAAAGGGGTAATTACTCTATGAAACAAAGTGGTTTAGGAATTGCTTCGATGATTTTAGGAATCATCAGTATTTTGACAGCTTGTATAGCTTTCGGAATTGTGCCGGGAATTATAGGTGCTGTTCTTGCTATCATTGCACTATGTCAGAAAGACAAGAAACACGGCACTGCTATCGCAGGACTGACTTGCTCTATTATCGGAATTATTATTTTTGCCATTATGGCATTGTTTGTAAATAGTGTATCCGATAGTAACAAGGAATCTACTGGAAAACAGACATCGGTTTCTGCAACAACGGAAAGTTCTGCCGCAGTATCAGAAATCACACCGGAATCTAAAGTTGAAGAAGCGGAAGTACCGAGTGGTACTGTTATTTCTCCCGGTTACACATTCGATGCGGACGGCTTGCAAGTCACTATTAATGATTTTGACCTTGACTACACTGATTATGAGGATGAATACGGTTGGAACGCTCCTGCTGATGGAACAAAATACATTATGATTGATGTTTCTTATCAGAACAACAGCAAAGATGATAAGTATGTAAGCATCTACGATTTCCAGTGCTACGCAGACGATACAGATTGTGAACAAAATTACAGTGTTGTTGATAGTTCTTCGTTGAATGCAAATCTTTCAAGTGGCAGAAAAACATCTTACAAGATTGCATTTGTAGTTCCGCAGGATGCGCAGAGCATTGAACTGGAATATGAAACAAGCATTTGGACTGGAAACAAAGAAGTTATCAAATTACAATAGAATATAGAATTTTAAGGGCATCCGAAAGGGTGCTCTTATTTTTATGTTGCGAACCTACGTTCTGCATGATATAATATGTGTCAGTTAGGAAGTCTTGCACTACGTCCGGAGAGTGAAAGCTGATTAAACAGCCTAGATTGCAACCAAGACCCGGAATAAAGACAGACCAAAAAAAGATTGGAAGTTCGCTACTCCAACAGTAACAGGGGTAGTGGGCTTATTTTTATGCTCTTCTTCCCTCTCATATAACACTACGGGAGGTAATGAAAATGAATGAACTGGAAGTATTTAAGAATGAAGACTTTGGAGAAGTGAGAACTGTTTTGGTTGATGGTGAACCTATGTTTTGTCTGGCTGATGTATGCAGAATATTGGATATTTCCAACAGCAGGAATGTAAAGGAACGTCTTAATCAGAAGGGTGTATGCAGTATGGACACCCTTACAAATGGTGGTATGCAGGAAATGACTTTCATAAGCGAAAGCAATTTGTATAAAACAATTTTCCAAAGTAGAAAGCCGGAAGCCGAAAAATTCTCTGAATGGGTAACTGATGAAGTTCTACCATCCATTCGCAAAACCGGAACATATTCTGTGGAGCAGTCTACACCGAATGTACCTATGACCTATCGTGATGCTGTGGCACAACTTTTGGAAAGCCTTGACCGGGAAGAGGAATTGAAAGCACAGCTTGATACTTCCAAGGACTGGTACTCTATTAAACGTGTAGCGGCTCTGAATGGTGTGTCATGGAAACGTTTTGACTGGCGAAAGCTGAAAGCTACCGGAATTACAATGGGATATGAAGTAAAAAAGATATTCGATGCAAATTATGGCGAAGTGAACACTTATCACAAGTCCGTATGGGAAAAGGCATATCCGCAGTATGAATTGTAGAAAAATCAAGAGAGTGACACCACTCTCTTATTTTTTTGAAAAAGTGCTTGACTTTTTGTGCGTACTGTTATACTATAAATGTGCGTACAGAAAGTGAGGTGATTACAATGTCACCACGCACAGGCAGACCTAAAACCGACAATCCTATGAATGATAGACTTTATGTTCGTGTAACAAAAGAAGAAAAGGAAGAAATAATGAATTTCTCTTCTACTTCCGGTTATTCAATATTAGAGATTATCAGAGAGGGAATTAAGTTTTTGAAAGGTCAAAAAAAATAGAACGTTGTCCCAACATCCAATTAGCACAACGTTCTAATGCCACACTCTCAAAGAGATGGTAAATCTATAATACCATTTTTCCGAGAGAGAATCAACAGAGATTTCGGTAACTGTATGCCGTGTCCAAATAACCCGTATTCACGGTAGCGAACAAGTAGCGAATAATGTCACTGAAAACGGCACAGTGACAAGAAATTTGAAATCTCTGCAATCATAGGGCACAGCTTATCTCCCCACCCCATAACAGATAGGTTGTGTCCTATTTTCAAAGAAAAGGAGAAATGACACATGGAAGAATTTGCAAAAATGATTTATAGCCAGTGGCAGAATGAGGATAACACCATAAGTTGGGATGATTACGACGAAGTAATCGGAAAATTGTATGAAATTCTCAATGACAAGTTAGCTGATGACATAGAAAGAACAATAAACAAGAGAGTATGGACAGTTCAAGAGAATGCTTTTATCGCAGGATTTTCTTACGCTTGCAAGTGCCTGTCTAATGGCAAGGTAAATATTTGTGTGGATGGAGGTAAAAATAAATGAAAACCTTTACATTGATTTCCATTCCAAAGGAACGATACGAACACATGGTAGAATCATACAGTGCCGTGGTAGCTGAAAATGAAAGACTGAAAGATAAATTGAAACGAATTGAAAGGTTGGTGAAAGAATATGACGGAACTGGTAAACGTTGAGGGAACAGATTTAGGTATTAGAGAATACAATGGTCAGAGGGTGGTTACTTTTAGGGATATTGATGAAGTGCACCGCAGACCACATGGAACGGCTTATAGAAACTTTAGGGCAAACAAAAGATTTTTTAATGAGGGAAGAGATTACGTTACTGTGCATAAGAAAAACCAAAACGACGAAATTCGTCTATTAGGAATTGCAGTTCCACAAAGAGGAATAACCCTCATTACAGAACGTGGTTATCTAAAAGTTATAAAATCATTTAATGATGAATTGTCATGGAAAGTGCAGGATGCTCTTGTGGATGCTTATTTTGCGGTAAAGAATCAGCAACCAACCACAGCAATCGAGGAAAAGCCGACATTAGAGTTTGAAACAGACTGGTTCTGCATCAACCGTGGCAAAATCAACTACATCTGCCGTTGCTACGACATTACATCAAAGGAATATATGCACCACTTACTTGAAGTTTTGGGAAGAACGTATAATTTTGATGAAGCAAAGAGAATTTACAGCGCAACGACCGGAAACTGGAAATGCAGAAATTCCGAAGTAATCACCTACTTCCCACAGCTTTCAGACCTTGCATCTAAAATTCTTCAGAAAGACTTAGAGGACTGTGCAAAAGAAGAGACCCCATAACAGGGGTCTTTTCTATGCCATTATTTGAGCGACACCGTGTCGCTCAATTATTCTATTGTACGTTAAACGTACCGTAGAAAATTATTAGTGTGGCAAACAGTCACATTGCCATTCCAACAAGTCCACTTATCAGTTCATCAGCCAGTGCAAACACTTCTCTGCCGTAGGTAGCCAAAAAATCAGCAACAATCTCTTCTGTCTGAATATCCATAGTCAGATTGTAGGATAGGCAGAACGCATGCACTCTTGCGCCGGTACAATACGACCGTACATCTGTACTGCGTTTTGCTGTGGCTGTTGCATAAACTGCTGTGGTTGGAACTGTTCCTGCTGTGGCATAAACTGTCCGTACATAGGTGTTCTATACTGCGGATTGAAATAGTTCGGATTTATAATCGGCTGCGGCATGGCTATTCTCCCTTTCTTCCATTGATTCTATCTGTTTCGCAATTTCAACTTCATCAAGTGTCTGATATGTCGGCTTGTTCATAAGTCCCAACGGACTGAAATTCATAAGCATTACCCGTTTCTCCTAAAACTTCCTCGATCACATGAACCATGATTGACTGATACTTAATCGGCACTTCCCTTGTACGTTCTTTGCTGAATATATGTTCCAGTGTTTCATCAGAAAATTTGAATTTTCCCATAAGGTCATCCCTCCTTATGATTAAATTTTGGCATAAAAAAAGACGGTATACCCGTCATGTATCCGTCACATTTCATTCACTATAAAATTATTGGAATCTTTGCAAAAAACTCCTTTCGTTTTAGGCTTGACTACTATTTTGACTACTATTCGACTACCAAGTGTCCTGAAACGCCCATTTTATCAGCTTTTTCGAGTGGAAGCAAGGGGGCTCGAACCCCTGACCTTTCGCGTGTGAGGCGAACGCTCATCCCGGCTGAGCTATGCTTCCATAATTACGCAATGCGGATAACAGGACTTGAACCTGCACGTCTGTTGACAATAGAACCTAAATCTATCGCGTCTGC